GAAAACCATCCCTCATCACCACAATCTCCAACCTGTTTAAGTAAAACACTATTGGATTTTTTGTTTATAACTGGATTCAATCCATGTACATCCATACCCATTTTTATTTCTCCTTATTATTATTAGTAACAGCTATAGCTTCAAGTACCTCTTGTGCTATTAACTGTCTGTTTTCTTCAGTATCACTTGCAATATGCTCAAGTGCTTCTATTAGTATAGCATTCTGTTGCATCTCATAACTCAAAGCCTTGTCAAGCAATTGACAATGATTGAATATTGTTGTATCTTTATCGCTGTATTCAGTCATATTATTTTCTCCATCTTATTCTTCCCATAATATCAGGGAAGTTAGTTATTAGCCAATCAACAGCCTCTAGTATTAGATACCAACACATCAATGCAGACGCTATTATTCCAAAAAACATTATTACTCTTGTCATGTCTTTATCTCCTTTCATCTGTTATTCCTTTTTTATTATAATCTCTCATTATCTGTTCTTCATAGTATTCTTCATAGCACAGCCTACATACAGATATTACCTTTAGTCTTGGATATTTCACATATTTAATGGCTATATTATCACAGTCATTACATTTGCGTTCATTCTCCCAGCTCCTAATATATTTTGTAGTTATCTGAAGATTAGCCATAGCTACAAAGGTCTCCCACCATCATCAAATGATTCTCCTGTATCGTATCCCCACATTGAAGGTGGTTTAAGTATATCTCCACTTATTCCAGAGTACCACATCTCACATTCATAGCAACAAAAGTCTGCACACACACTATCTGTTGGATGCAATTCATCACCACAGCCATCACATACACGAACCTTTATATAAGATGCATATCCTGTATGGTCTTCTTCATTGCTACATTGAAAGAATCCCTGGACCAGCTGACAATGGTAAACATCGTCCCATCTTTTATTCAAATCAGCTTCAATCTCTTCAACTTTTTTATTGAAGTCTTTTGCTGATATCCAATTATCACTCATACTAAAGTGCTCCTATATTATATTTTAATATTTAATGCTGAACCAATATCTAGTTTTTTAAATTTATCCCTTTTAACTGATTGTCTGAATTTGCCTACTTTATTCGCTGACATCCATGCAACATTTCTGTTTTCAATATCGACAAATGCAAACAAGTCCACATCATATTTAGTTATTGAACTGTTTCTTCTGCATATCGTAAAAGATAAAGATTTGCCTGTTTTTGAACGACTATATGTACTTGATTTTACCTGTACCTTTAAAAGGGTTTCTCCAGTATCAAGAACTATATCATATTCTGACTCTTCTGTAGTAAGGGAGCATGAATATCCGTTTATTGTTGCATCAGCACATGCAAGATATTCTCCTGCTATCCCAATTAATTTGCAATTCTTCATATTAAATTGCTCCTATAATGAATCGTTCTGTATCAGGTATCTCAATAACCACAGTTTCATATCTGATATCATCCATTGTATATACCTTATCATCACTACTGTAATCAGCGTTAAAGTCATCAAGGTTTTCATATTCAGTATAATCACAGCAAATAGCTACCACATCAAGTTCCATTTCTTCACCAATATCATCTTCAAGCTCTTCAAAATGTTCAAACAGAGCATGAAGTCCTTCATAGCTGAAGTTATTTTTATATGTATCGCTCTGCCTAAATGCATCTCTAAAGCGATATACTGTTACTGTTTCTTTCATCTGTTATTCTCCTTTATTATTTTATAGTTATTCTTCTATCCTATATGATTCATATTCTGGTATTATCTTGAAGCCCTGTTCGTCTCTCCTTCTGCACAATTCTGCTACCTCATCATCATCATTTAGGTTATTTCTATATCTTGAATTGATTCTGTCTACAAGTTTCTGATTACTTAGGTATTTAAATCTGCTCATTACATATCCTCTCTTTCAAGTTCAAATGAAAATTCTTTAGTCAAACAATCTGTTATTATTTCTTCATCAGTAGCTCTATCGTACCAAGCAATAAAAGCCTGTGCATCATCGTGCATTTCATCAGTTATATATCTAAACTGAATAGTTTCATTATCGATGCGTTCTACAGATATATTTCCTGCACCATCTACATCTATGCACTCATTTCCTCTCACTAATCCTGATTCTTCCACAGCCAATGCTATTGCACAGAATGTGCTATCTTCAGGATGTCCATCTATCATATGGTCTCTGTTAACTATTATTGTTTTCTTCATTTATTATTCTCCATAGCATATATTATCTACAGCATCTCTATCCATTCCAGAGTTATCCAGAATCTCCCAAGCAATATCAGGTACAATCTCATCAATATCTTTTTCTGTCATATCATCATCAACCCAATCACTCACTGCGACTGTATCAGGAAACTCCAAGAAATTAATCCCTGTTCTGCTCATTATAAACTGCCCTACTTTATGTGCAGCTATCATTGTATTACTCATCTGTTATTCTCCTCCATTAAGTGTTTGTTTTAACAGTTGCAATTTGGCTAACATTGTTTCTTTATTGCCTGTCATACCAAAGTATTTCTTTACAGGTGTAAGCTTCCAATGTCTATGTGGTTTTATTCCTTTGCAGAACAACTTAAGGTCTCTGATTGAACAGATTAAGTTCCACATACCAAGATTATAATTCCTACTGCCATTGTCTATTGTTACAAGGTCATCCATAAACTGACAATCCTCATCAATCTCTACTGGTTTTTTAAGTTCTTTAATTGTCATCTGAATACCCCTCTGCTATTGTTGAATCCATCATACCTAAAAACAAGAACAGTCTATGCTGATGATGTGGTGGTATTACCTTTAATACATCATCCAATACAGCCTGTTGATGCTCTTTATTTATAAAAGATGCGAACAGCCTTGTTTTCTTCTGGTTTGGTATTTCTGTTTTATTATTAGTCATTATTATTGCTCCATTTTCTTTGGTGTTGTTTGATTACTTGTTTTTCATATGCCTGTTGCATTTCTTCTATTAGCACAGGCACATCTTCTATTGCTATTTGCATTGCTATATCGCCTTCAGTGTATTCTGTTGATGTATGATAAGAAGATAGACCGATAAACAGCCTTCCCTCATCTTCACATCTATCAATGCTAATATTCATCCATTTTGCTTTATCTGTACAAGCTCTTACCTTTACTCTATCAGGATATTCGTCATCCTTTGCAGTCCAATCTGGTTGCCTTAAAATTCTATTGCCTAGTCGTTCCATTTTACTGTTACTCCTTGTTATCTAAAGTTATATGGTGTACTGATTTCATACATATACACCCACATTGTTAATCTCATCAGGTCATAGTTGTTAAGCTCATCATACCATTCTACAACAGTATCTTCAATGTGATAAATTGGTTCTTGTTGAATCAATGCTCTGTAACCATTGCCTTTCCTTTCCAGTTCATAAAACCAGCCTTCTTCATCAATGGCTACCTCTACACTCCTTAACATTAGTACGTTTTTCATTTGCTGTTTTCCTTTATTTAATTCTTTCAATTAAAATATTTCCAATATATACTGATTGCGTTATCTTTAATCTTCTGATAGCTTCTTTTTCTTTATCAGTAAGCAATTCAGGGTTTTCCTTTATTATTGAATCAAGGGTTGTTTCAGTCCCTTGCATATAAAATAACTTTTTAGTATTATTCATTTGCTGTTTTCCTTTATTTTAAAGTATTAAACCTTTGATTTTATATTCTCTAGCTTCCAATTTCAGTTGCTGATGACATTCTCTACAAAACCTTCCTTGCATTCTACAGTTGGTTTCGGCATCAATCCATAATATACTATTTGCTCCTGCCCACTCTATTTGCTTACTACAGCCATAACAATTGCATTTCTTTGGCTCTAGTTTTATTTGAACACTTCCATCAGGATATTTCAATGTTTTCACATTAAAATTTTTAGTGTCTATTTTCATAAGCTGTTCCTTTCCTTTTCCTTTTCCATTTTAAATTATCAGCATAATTAAAAACTTAATTCCTTTTCCATTTTAAATTATCAGTGGAATAAAAACTTAATGCAACAAAAAACCCTCAAGCAATTTTTATTGCTCAAGGGCTTTGTTAAAATCTATCAATAAAATTTAATCTTCTTTTTTATTGATATTTTTTATTTGTTCAATCGTGTTGCATTTCTTACCATTTATTTTTACATACTCAACAATTGAAGTTTTACTATCTTTTAAATAGCTTGTTAAAAATCCACAACGAAAAGATTTATCTAATTTGATAACGCTTTTATTGTGTTTTATTTCGGTGTTGTCTTGTGGTATTAAAATAACATATCCACTATGTTTTTTTTCTAACACTTCATTGTTATCATTTACTTTCAAATTTCCATCAATATCAATTTTTGTTATATCTAAATTTTCAACACTTACATAATATTGAGGATATTTTTTTAATAACATTTCGTGCCCTGCTCGAACTAAATCAGCATTGATTTGCTTTTCAATTGAGCTTTTTTCGGTAACACTTTTAACAACATTTGAAGATTTTTTAACACCTAACTTTTTTAATAATGAAGTTTCCATTGTATTAATTCCTATTATTTATTATTATTATTATTAGTATTATTTATAACTAAGGTAACATATTTGTTATTACGAAGTTATATCCAACAATTTCAAAGAGCGTAACACATAGTTAAATGCGTTGATTAATATTAACACTATTGAAAATAATAAACAAACTATTTATTATATATTAGGTATTAATAATAATTGTTATATATATTATATGTGTTAATTAAATAATATAAGGAATAATAATAATGGATTATGAAGATTTAGAGTTAAAAATTATGGAATTATTAGAGAATGATTCGGACAAGATACATAAAATTATGGATTTAATAGAAGATTTTATTAATAAAATAGAAGATTGGAGAATATAAAATGTTAAATGAAAATACAATAATAAATAATTATATTAGTAAAACTTATAGTAATAATTATTGCAAGACAATAAGCAATAGAAAGAGAAAATTAGAAGGTAATAAAATTACTAATGATTGTTTTAATATGTTGTCTATTGATGAGTTAGAGAGTATTAAGAGTATATAATATATATAATAGTTATTATGTATGTATTAATAGAAAGCCTCGCAAGTTAGCGAGGTTTTTCTTTTATTATTAATATCATATAAAATTCAATTAAAATTATAATTGTATTCAAAAATTCAACATAATTGAGGTAGTATAGGGGCACTTGCACCCCCACCCACACACATATAAAACCCTCACACGCATTCTAATATTATTTTTCAAATTTCTCTAATTTTAATATCCATTTTCCTAAAATTTTTTTTAGAAATTTTTTTACTTTTTCTTTTTGTATTATATTTATTTTTCTTTTTATATATATATTTAACATTTATAAATATATACTGATATATATATACTGATAATATATATATATAGGGGGGATTTAATCTAAATTTGCAATTTGCATACATTTCTAACTATATTTACCTATGGATTTCATGACAATAAAAGGAAAAGAACACTATTTATATGATAATCCTGAAGAATTTAGGGCTTTCCATAGCGATAAACCCCTCAGACATTATTGGAGAGATGGAGTTGAAGGGGAATGGGTAAAGACCGATGATGATTATGTGTGTCAAATCCTCCGTATAATAAAAATTGGCAATAAAGACTGTGTTCGAACAGTGTGTGGAACATTTGACATTAAGAATCGTAATAGGGCAATGATAGGTGAAAACGGAATAGCCGAAAATATCTATTCATTCTCTGGAAAGACCCCTAACTTAACAAAACACGTGACGAATAGGCAATTCCTATTTGCACAATATATTGCTCAAGGTGTTGAGGCAACTGTAGCTTATAAGAAAGCATTCCCAAGAGCCAAATCTGAGCTTGGAATACAAAAAAGCATAGGAAAACTTTTAAGAACGGAGAGTATACAAAAGATGATTAAAGAAGAAATCCATAAATGTCTTGAAGAGGAAGGTGTAACAGCTGAATGGATAATTGGTAGGTATAAGACTATTGCTGATGTTGCTGAGCGTGACTCAGATAAGCTTCGTTCACTTGAGTCTTTAACTAAAATCGCAGGTCTATTCGACCTGAATGAGAAAAAGTCAGAACAATTAACTGTATTCGCTGGGTTTACACCTGAACAACTGGAGGAAGTAAAGAATGGCAAAGCCACACCACTCATACATGCATCATCAGAAGACAAAGAAGAGTGAAGAAGAAGAAGAAGAAGATTTATGCCCAATGTGCAAGGAATCTTTGTATCTAAATGAAGAATTTAGCAAAAGAATTGGACTTGTTGACGAAAATGATGAACCTTATGGATGGATGTGTCCACATTGCAAAGGAATGTTTGATGAAAACTCTGTTCTTGTGGGTATCCATGGAATGGACGAAATGGGAGAATCTTAATCATGGGTAATTTATATAATTATGTCTTGCAAAACATATCAAACCGATACAAACAATCTGAAGATAATGTTGAAGATGTAATGAATCGTATTGCATGGCACGAATCAAGAAGTGTTGTGGATTGCAAACAAATCGGTGGTGGACCAGGTAGAGGTTTATTCCAATTTGAGGTTGGTAAAAGCCAAGGTGGTGAAACTGCCATGAGAAGACTTGTTAGATGGTTCAATGCTAGTGAAGTTGATATCCCTTCATGGGCTAATATTGGAGATAATGGAGTAGATGCCTCTGAATTAACTGAAGATGCACAAAAAATGATGTTTCTTGGCAATGTTAGATATCATCCAAAGGCTAGTTTGAAAGGTTTATCGGCTGAGAACCTACCTGATTGGTGGGCTGATTATCATTGGGCTGGAGATGCTTCTCATAGAGAAGGACACATCGAATCATTCATACATAGCATGGAACACTATAAAGGGTGATTAATCAGGATGGAATATTAGCAATATTAATATTCATCCTACTAATTTTATTTGAAAAATATAATGAATCACAAATTACTCCATGTCCGAGTTATTGTGATATTCAACATGAACATATAATTGAGGAGAATTGAAATGGTAAAAAAACTTATAGATATGATAATGGGAAATAACGCACACTCTCAACTTGATTCTTTGATTGAGCAAAATAAGCGTAATCCACAAAATATTAAGAATGAAGTAATGACGGAGACAATAAAGATTCCTAAAGTTGGACTTACTGACTATTTAATGGTACCAGATAAAGATTACTATAAGGGTTATTTTTTAGGTAAAAGTCAAACAGAAAGTGGAGAGCCTAGATATCATGTGGCAAAAGAGAGATTGGGAAGTTCATATGCTATAGCTCCTGGAACAAGAGAGCAAGTAATGCATTTGGCATTAAAGTCTATGATGGAGTCTCCTCAAGATACTATTCCTGCACAAGCACTTAAAGATTATTTTATGAGCCAATCTCCTAAAAATGCTATTGCTCCAAAAGCACTTAAAAATTATTTAGGAGAAGACTTTTATAACCTATATAAAAAGCGAATGTCCAAGTAATTTAAGTATTAATGGCTAACTTAAATTTAAATGGTAATGTTTCTGAGAATGAAAAGGTTTTGCATAATGCTTATCATGACCTTATAACATTTGGGAAACTATTTTCCCCTCAAGACTTTATGGCAACAGCAACTCCTAATTTCCATCGTGAGGTTGGGAGTTTACTATTAGATAGAAAAATTCAACAATTAGGTCTTGTTCTTCCTCGTGACCATGCTAAATCTACATTAGCATCAACTGCAATCCTCCATAGATTCTTATTTGCAGAAAAAGACAAGCCTGAGTTTATAGCGTGGATTGGTGAGGCTCAAGACCAAGCAGTTGACAATATTAGTTGGATTATGAATCATATTTATTCAAATCCTGCTATCCACTACTATTTCGGAGACCTTCAAGGGGATAAATGGACAAAGAATGAATTTACCCTATCAAACGGATGTCGTATGATTGGTAAGGGTACATCTCAACGTCTTCGTGGTAAAAAGCAAAATTCAACAAGATATACTGGAATGGTATTAGATGACTTTGAATCAGAGTTAAATACAAAAACTCCTGAATCAAGGCAACAAATTAAGAATTGGGTAACTGCTGCTGTTTATCCAGCGATTGACTTTGATAAGAATGGATTCTTATGGTGTAATGGAACTATCGTTCATTATGATTCGTTCTTAAACAACTTAGTTAGAGACCATAACGCTGCAATGAAAAATGGAGAAGAGTTTTCTTGGAATATAGTTACATATAAAGCACTTCTTGATGATGGTACACCTCTCTGGCCCTCACGTTGGCCAGTAAAGAAATTGGAAGAAAGAAAGCAATTCTATATTGATTCTGGCACTCCAAGCAAGTTTTATCAAGAATATATGAATCAAGCTAAGTCTCCTGAAGACCAAATTTTTAGTGAGGAGGATATAACGGATGGATTGTATAAAGGGCATGTTAGATATGATGACGGAGCAAGTAGCTGGTATCTACAATTGGATGACGGAGAAAAAAAATATGTCAACTTGTATATCGGAGTTGACCCAGCTTCTACTCTTGGGTCTCGTAATGACTACAGCGTTATTATGGTTACTGCTGTTACTGTCGATTTTGACTATTATGTTATTGATTATTGGAGGAAAAGAGTTCTTCCAATGGATTGTGCAGACGAAATTTTCAAATATGTCGAAAGATACACACCAGTCAAAAGAGTAAACATTGAAACAATTGCCTATCAAGAGATGTTAAGAGATTATGTTCAAAAGAGAAGTAAGAAAGAAGGAATATTTATCCCAGGAATTGAGATGGGTATCAAGGGATATGGCAACCAAAAGAAGAAAGATAGGCTATTTGAAGGATTGCAACCAAAATTTAGACAAGGAGCAGTTCATTTAAGAAAAGATATGCATGAGTTTATTGGAGAGCTTATTGATTTCCCTAAAGGTTCTCATGATGATTGTATTGATGCCTTTTGGTTATCGACTCAATTTGCCAAGGGAAATAAGAAAATTGGCAAGAAAAAGCTTGAAAAAGGGCAGGATGGAACTTACAGTAAAAAAAGAAAGGTTTATAACTGGCTTACAGGTGCAAGGAGCTGATTTGCATTATATAAGTTATTTATATTATATTTACCACTATGATTCAAGAAGATATTAGAGTAAAATCAATCAGAGAACTCTGGAGACGCTGGAGTGATGCTCGTAAAGACTGGGATACACAGGCTCGTGAAGATATAGACTTCTATTTGGGAAACCATTGGAATGATAGTGAAGTTTCTGAGCTTGAACAGCGAAACCAATCTGCATTGCCTATGGATAGGCTTCACTCAGCTGTTGAGCAGTTTAAAGCAATTATAACATCAAAACCACCTAAATTCGCTGCTGTAGGCAGAGAAGATTCCGATAATAAGATGGCTAATGTATGGAAAGGAATACTTGAATATGTATGGGACATTTCAGATGGAAATGAAACATTCAAGCAAACTATCCATGATTATTCTGTTACAGGTTTAGGATATTTTTATTCATATATAGACCCTGAAGCTGATTATGGTAGAGGTGAAGTAAAATTTACATATGTTGACCCATTTAGAGTAGTGGTAGACCCAAATAGTAGAAGTCGTTGGTTTGATGATGCAGCAGGTATGATGCTATCAACCACTCTCACAAAAATGCAATTAATGGATTTATATCCTCAATTAGGTGAAGAGCAAGAGAATGGTAAGACATTAATAGACGAATTAGAGAATAATGATTATTTTGAAGAAGATTTTCCTTCTTCCACTCAAAGTTATGAAAAACCTAGATTTACTCCTGATGTTGTAAAAGACTATGATACAGGAGAAGGTTCTGAGAAATATAGACTTATTGAATCATTCTCCAAAGTAAAAGTTCCATATTATCGTGTTATGGATATGCAAAGTGGAGATGAAAAGATTTTAGATGAAAATGGCTTACAAGTTATGCTTCAAGATGAAAGAATGCAACTTGCAGTCGAAAAGGGTATGATTGACATTGTTCAAGTTATGCAAACAAGAATTAAATTAACTTGCATTGTTGGACAATTAGTTTTATACGAGAGAGTACTGGATACTGATGTATACCCTATCGTTCCAGTACCAAATATATGGACAAATACTCCGTATCCTATGAGTGATATTCGTAAGAATAAAGACTCACAGAGATTCTTGAACAAGTTGGTCTCGCTTATTACCTCACATGCTCAAGCTTCAGCTGGGTTAAAATTACTTATTCCTGAAGGCTCGGTTGATGATATAGAAGAATTAGAAAGAGATTGGGCAAATCCGAATGCAACAATTGAATATGACCCTTCTTTTGGTGAACCTCACTTCCCTTCTCCACAGCCACTTGCAAGTTCAATATTACAATTACCTCAAATGGTAGAGAAATATATTGATTTAAATATGGGTATTTTTGAAATGATGCAGGGGAATACTGAGGTTGCACCTCGTACTTCCTCTGCCACAATGATGTTGGAAGATTTTGGACAAAGACGTTCAAAGTCAAAGCTTAGAGATATTGAAGGCTCTTTAAAAAGGCTTGGTAGAGTTATATATAATCTATCTAAGTCTCATTATAGCTTTAAGAAAATATTTAGAATAGTCCAACCAAATAATGATTTGACAGAATTTACTATCAATAAGCGATTATATGACGACAAAACAAAGGAACTTCAAGAGATATATAATGATATATCTGTTGGTCAATTTGATATTCGTATTATTGGTAATTCTACAATGCCTTCAAATAAATGGGGGGAATGGAATGTATATATGGAAGCATACCAAGCAGGTCTTATTGACAGGCAGGAGGCATTAAAGAAAACTGAAATATTTGATAAGGAAGGTGTTATCGGAAGAATGGATACGATACAAAAACTTCAACAACAACTTCAAGCATCAGAAGAGCAAATTAAAAAGCTATCTGGTGACTTGCAAACTGCACATCGTGAATCAATACAATCAAGAAAAGCAACTGAAGTTGAGAAATTTAAAGGTCGACTTAAAGAAACAGAGTCTACTTCAAAAGCAGACCAAAAACTTCAAGTCGGAAGATTATCAAACGCTGTTAAACTCGAAGCTGAGAAATTACGTTTAGCCACAGAGCAAGAGAAACGTAGTCAAACTCAAAAAGCTAAGAGAGATAGCAAACAAGGAGAAAAATAAAATGGACGCAAATGAACGAGGAAATCAAATTCAAGATGAACTTGGTCAATCCGAGCAATTTGTAGGGCAAGATGAAGGTCAAACACAGGAAGAGACTTCTTCTACTGACTGGGAGGCACAAGCAAAGTACCACCAATCAGAGAAGGATAAACTCTATGCTGAAAATCAAAAGTTAAGTCAATATAAGGAAATTGGTGAATTTTTGGAATCACGTCCTGACATAGTACAGCAAATAGCTGGAAAAGCAGATAGTGGTCAACCAAAAGCACAAGAACCTGCAATGATTAAACCTGATGAGTTCGACCCATGGGAAGCCTATAATGACCCGACATCTGCATCTTATAAATTTAGGATGCAAGAAATGCAGCAAAGCATTAATAGTGCAGTTAATCAAGCTACTCAAGGTATTCGTAAAGAAACTGGAAGAGCGAATTTGAACTCTCAACTTAAAGCTAAAGGTTTAAATGATGAGCAAGTTCAATCATTCTTTCAATTTGCTGACAAGCATCCCTCTGAGTATGGCTTGGACAATGTAATTAAAATGTGGCAGGCTGTAAATGGTGCTCCAGTCCGAGAAGAGCAAGAAAGTCCCTTAGACCAAGTACGTAATGTACAAAGTCAACCTCAACAAGCAGGTGGTATATTGCAAGGTGAAAAACCTCAAATGCCAAAATCTGATGCTGATGCTATGTGGGATGGAATTGTTAAGGCTGGAGGACGCACTAACGTATTAAAATAAACTAAGGAGAAGCTATAATGGCTAATTATAATAGTGGACAAGTTAAGTTCGGAACTCCTGGGTCACAGACAGCTTTATCGTTAACACAAGGGTCAAGAAGATTATATGACTTTAGCGATAGAGTCGCTGATTTAGCTCCAGATGAATCTCCGTTTTTTGTATATTTGTCTAAAGTAGGGAAAGTTCCAACATCGGATTCGCAATTCCGATTTTTGGAAGATAGGACTAAAATTGCGATTACTGACCGAAGCTTTAAAATTGATGGAGGTCAAACATTAGCAGCTCCAGGTGGAAGCACTACTGTGCTTGTAGATGTTGGTGGAGCTACTGTTGATTGGCTTATACCAGGCATGGTTGTTGAGTTTGCTCAGAATGTAAATTTATCTGGTGGCACTGATACAGAATCTGTAACAAGAGCAACAGGTAAAATTGAATCTGTAACGCAAAATTCAGCTGACACTTCAATCCAAGTAACAACTATTGCTGCTACTGCTGGTGCTGCTACAACTACACTTGATGATAATGCTGATTGTGTAGTAATAGGTACAGCATTTGAGCAAGGTTCAGGTGCACCTGATGTATGGTCTCAAGAACTTGACCATGACTATGGGTATACTCAAATCTTTAAAACAGCTTGTGAGATGTCAAATACTGCTCGTGCAACTGTATATCGTGGATATGCTGATGAATGGCAACGTCTTTGGAATCTAAAGTTACGTGAGCATAAAGTTGATATTGAACGTGCAATGTTATTTGGTATGCGTGGTTCTCAAGGTGGTGTTCAATATACTGAAGGTATTGTAGGTCATATTTTGCAAAATGGCACAAACACAGGTGGTGGAAGTATTGGTTCTTATGTTGAAGGTGCTCCATACTTAGGTGGATGGGCAACAACTGAAATGACATATGATAATTTACTTGGTGCATTTGAAGTTATGTATGACCCAGCTAGAGGTGGAAGCTCAAGTAAGCTTTGTTTAGCTTCTCTTCCTGTAATTTCTCACTTTAATAAAATAAGTGGATTTGCAGAAGGAAGTTTGACATCTTCAAAGGGACAATATAATTTTGAAGCATCTAAAGGTGCATTCGGACATAAAGTAATGAAAATTGAGACTGCTCATGGTGATTGTACAATTGTAAAAGAGCCATTATTTAGAAACAATTCTTCAGGACTTATGTGTTTTGTTGACCTTGACCATGTTTCATATAGACCTCTTGTTGGTAATGGTGTTAATCGTGATACTTCAATTACGACTAATGTTCAACAGGCTGATGAGGATTTAAGAAAAGATATGATATTGACCGAAGCTGGTCTTGAAGTATCTCTTCCTGAAACTCATGCAGTCATAAACTTGGAGGCAATCTAAAATGAGAAGTGATGTCTTAAATAAAAATAGTAATAGTTATGGTGGAGAGAATCTAGGGATTGTAAAAGTTCCAGATGCAGCAACATATACAATGCTAGCAGCAGATTCAGGTAAAATTCATGTTTGTCCTGATTTGACTGCTGATTGTACATTGACCTTCCCAACTGAGGCAGTTGGACTTGTATTTGAATTTTGGTATGGTGGCACTGCTGCTGATGCTCAAGATTGGATATTTACTACAGGTTCAGATACTAACTACTTTGTTGGTGGAGCTCATCATAATGATACTGATGGTGAGCTTAGTGCTGTAATAGATGCTAATGGTAGCAGTAATTCAAAAATGAGTATTTTAACTCCAGAATGTGGAACTTGGGTAAAGTTTGTATGTGATGGATTAAAATGGTACGTTAATGGAAATATTGCATCAGCTACTAATACTGCAATTGTTTTTGCTGACCAGTAAAATCAATCCTAACGGATAACAGTTATTGGGAACTGGGGAGAGGTCGTATAAAGGGCTTCTCCCAAATCCCTCAATTAAGGAGGCAATATGCCAAATAAAAAATTTAAAAAATATCCTAATGGAGGAGCTCTTGAAGGTAATTCTCATGCTGAAGGTGGAATACCAATTGAAGCTGAAGGTGGTGAATTTATTGTAAGAAAGGAATCGGTTAATCCTTCCACATTAGCAATTTTAGAATATATTAATGAATATGGAGATATTCCATTAATGGATGCAAGAGACAGAAAGGAGACATTTTAATGCCAAAAGTAGGTAATAAAGAATTTAGTTATGATAAAGAAGGAATGAAGAAGGCTGAAGAATATGCTAAAAAGACTAATCAAGAAATGGAAATGTATTATGGTGGTGGAATGGTAGACGCAAGAAATCGTTCTCAAATGTATATGGAAGATGGTGGAGAAGTTGAGTAATGGGCTATAAAAGTAGCGAATATGAGAAGAAAAAATTAAACAAAAAATATAAAAAAAAAGATAAGAGAAATAATTATGAAAAGAACGAAGACATATTATTGCGAAACATGCAAGAAACTGGTAGATTTTGTCTTTCCGAGAACTGAGATGACTAAATGCGAATGTGGTCACATTTTCGGTGCAACTTTTAATAATACAAAAAATCATGTAAATATGAGAACTACTTGGTCTGGACAAACTCAAGTTGAGTTTACTCCACAAACAATGCAAGAATCAGTTGAAGGTATGGGAGGTAAGTGGTAAATGGCTGAGAGTATAAAGAATCAAGTTGATGCTTTAACTGGATTTGCAAGTACCGAAGATAATGCACTTCAAGATTGGTGTGAAGCAGGTGCAGTTGAACTTATAAATGCATTTCCTTTAGAATTAAAAGAAAAATGCATGACAATTACTAATTTATATATTGATAATACAGATACTACAATGGATATGGATGGAAAAGGTGATATACTTTATGTTACTCGTGAAAATGCTAACAGTGGGGTTTTTACTCCATGTAGAAAAATACATTCAATGTATGGTGACCTCACAAATGACTCTGATAATATTATTTATGGAGCAACTTCTACTGACCCTATATATTATATTGAAAGTAATTCGTCTGGTTCTTCAACCTTATTTGTGAAGCCTACACCTACATCCTTGCAACCTGCAAAAGTATACCATGTTTCACATCCACAAATAAATCTTGCTACTAGTGAGATAGGAAACTTCCCTGATGAGGCAAATTATTTAGTTGTCTTATATGCAGCAATTAGGGCAACTGAAAGGCTTATGCTTGACCAAGAAGATGCTGAAGTATATGCTCCACAACTTGCAACATTAAAACAAGATTATGCTCAAGGTGTATCAGCTCTTACAGGAGGTAAATAATGACACCAAAAGAAGTAATACAACAAATTGAATATTTAATGGGAAGACAACCAGAAGGCTATATGATTAGATTAATGAATGATGCTTTACTTGATATGTCTTCCAAGAAAAAAGAATACGATGTTTCAGCAGTAACAACATTAGAGCAATATAAGAGATGGTATAAGCTTGATGACCAAGTTATTGATGTTAAAAAGGTAGAAATATTAGATACAAATAGTCGTTATGTAATGATACCAAAATTAGCAGACTCCCATAAACTTCTTCGTGAAGATACAGATATTGATATTTCTGATGGAAGTGCAACAGACGATTTAACTTAGGAGGTATATGGCAACTAATAGTAGAACATTCCCAAATAATTATTTTGCATGGTACAATGATGATAAGCGTATTGCTATTGTAGCTGTTGATAGAGAGACTTCATCTTCTGAGCAAACTAAAGAAAAATATGATACTTATCAAGATGCTGATGTATCAAATGGTTTAAGGATTACATATAATGCTAAATATGAAACTATTAGTACTGACAATTTAACTGGAGAAATGAGTGCAACACATGGAGTAGACACAGGATTACAGCAATGTGTTGTTTGCTATGTTAAAGCAAGAATGCTTGAAGATAAAGGTGAATTTCAACAAGCTGCATATTTTAGGCAAATGTATGAAAAAATGTTAAAACAATATCCAACAAGAAAATCAGGTATTAGACAATTGTCTGTACCACATATGTAGGGAGAATTTATGAGTTCAATTAGCACATCATGGAGTACCGATGCGAATACTAAAGCAACTGCAACAAGTTCTACTTCTAATAATGTAAGTCTTGATGGGACTCTTACAGTCGCAGGAACTTTTACAGCAAGTGGTAGTGTTGTAGGTATTCCATATGTACAACAATTTGGTATAAATAATGAAACTCTTGTTGCTGGAACTCATCATGGATTATGCACAGGAATGATGATTTCTGTAGGTGCTTCAGCTACCTTTGGTACTGGAACAGACCCTGCTACAAGTCTTGATATCTCAGGAATAACTGACAATATTATGGATGATTATATTGCAAGTTATTGGTATGTTCCTTTTGATGCTACAGTAACAGAAGTAAGAGCATTGGCAACTACTTCTGGGAGTACATCTACAGCTTTTAATTGGCATGTAACTGAGTATACTTTAGATAATAGCACGAATTATGGTGATTTAGGAAGTGGAACTTTAATAGCATCTTCTGCTACTGTTAGTGGCATTAGTGCAAATGCTTTGAAATTATCAGATGCATTCACAATAAATTCAGCTAATCTTACGGAAGGAAGAATTGTTGTTGTTTGTGTAGAGGTTGATGACCATACTGATAAGGCATCATGTCAAGTAACATTAAAATATAAGGCTAGATAAATATGGAAAGTGTGAAAGATTCATTAATAACAGCAGGGCAAGGAGCAACAGGAATTGCAATTAGTTTTTGGAGTGCTTTACCTGATGCTTTGAGGGTAGGCATATTAATAGCTACACTTATTCATATAATAGTAAAAATTAAAAATGATATAAAATAATGCACTCATGGTCTCGTCAAGACCTTAAAGCATAACTTAAAGAAAGGAATAAACATGGCAAGTTTACATAAATATACAGTAGTAGAGGCACAAAATGCAGGGCTAGGTCAAGCAGGAGTTATTATGATAGATGACCAAGATGCACATACTGGTCCATTTGTAGCGATAACAGCATTAACAGATGCAGTAGTTGATGTTTCTGAATGTGATATGTCTTTTATAGAAGATGTAGCTGATTTTACAATTCCAAAAGGAGTCACAATCTATGGGCAATTTGCATCTATAGAGTTGGATAGTGGAACTGTATTTGCTTATAGAGGTTAAGATATGTTAGGATTAGGTTCATCAGTAAATAGTGAAGAAGCATATGCCAAAGGAGAAAGGTATAGAGAAAGATTCCATACTGGAAGTACTTATAATTCTAGCTCAAATCCAATAGGTAGAAAAGGGAGGGAAGCTGATTATATTGGAGATTTTTCTGATGCATCTCATATAGATGATTATACAACATCTAATGTTAATATTTATAGAATTAGCGAAACACTGAGACTTGATGGGACTGCTGCTAATGGATATGCAGCAATTGCTGTAAGTGTTGTTCCAAATGTAAATTATACAGCTACATGTCTATTTGACCCTAATAATAGTGCTAATAGCCAAGGAACTTTTAAGGTTGGAACATCAGCTGATGATGATACCTTTTTTAGTGCTACAACGATTACAGATAATACTACACATACAGCAAATTTTAATTCAGGTGACAATTCAGTTATATGGCTTACATTTGTTTGTGTTAGAAGTGCTAAAAGATGTTTTTATGATAATATTTCATTTAAAGAGGCTTAATAGTATTAATTATATGGAATTTATAGAGGTTTAAATGGGAAGAACTAAAGGAGTAGTTAAAAGAGCAATTGTAACGCCTGATAAGCACTTTCCATTGGCAGACATGGCAGCAATTGATGTTTTATGTCAAGCGATTGAAATTGTAAAGCCTGATATATATATAGACTTGGGAGATGTTGGAGAATGGCATGGATGTAGTCATTGGCAATGGACGAAGAGGAAGAGACCACCATTGGAATACCAATTGCCTTTTATTGAGCAAGATATCGTTGATGTAAATAAAGGTATGGATATTATTGATGAATCCTTAGACAAGACAAATTGCAAAGAAAAATACATGATTGAAGGTAATCATGATGATTGGATGAATAGGTTTGTTGATGAACATCCATATTTACAAGAAATGAGGTTTAAAGAATGCGTAAATCTAAAAGAACGTGGATACAAGTATTACCCTGCTGGGAAGTATCTAAGGATAGGGAAGCTGTGGTATTATCATGGACATCACTTTGCTGGAGTTCATCATACACGCAATCATCTTATACGTACTGGTGCGAATGTAATGTACGGACATCATCATGATATTCAACAGACAAGTATTACTCACATGGATGGTGTTAAGAGTGCTTGGAGTATTGGATGTTTAAAGGATATGTCAATAGAGCAAAATGCTTGGCTTGGAGGTAGGAACATTAATTGGTCTCACGCATTTGCTATAGTTGATTATTATGAGAATGGATTTTTTACTGTTCATGTAATACAAATAATTAATGGCAAGACATCTTTATGGGGTGAATTGTTAGATGGGAATAAATAGATGGAAATGGGATTCATTGACATCGTGGAAAAACTCGGAGTACCTGTAAGTGTGGCTGGTGCATCTATGTGGTTCATATGGAAACAGACACAATTCATTCAGAAATTTTTCATGGATGATTTGCAGGAATCTCAAAATAGATTGGAAGCTATTATAGTGACTTTAATAAGTCAACAGAAAGAATTACAAATAGATTTAAAAGAAAGTATAGCAGATATGCGTTCATCTTATGAATCACTTGTTGAGATAGTACAGGCATTATCTGGTAACGGACTTAGAAAGAAGGATGAATGATACCAGCAGCACTTATAAAACTTATTGTACCAAAAGTTCTTGATATGGTTATTAAGCAATTTAAAATGGATAAGGTTATGGACTATGTATTCCAAGAAAACGAATTAGATGATAAGGTAAAAGATTTACAAGACGAAATAGATTACTTAAAAGCAAGAATAATTAACTTAGAAAAGGAGAAATAATAGATGAGCATGTTTGATTCACTTAAAAAAGATATAATGGAAGAGGTATTTAATGAAGACCTTCAGAAAGAAGTTGTTGATGCATTAAATAAAAATGTAGATATTCCATTCTTATCTGAAAAGACTGAAGAAAAAATCATGAATGCTGTTTATGATACAGTTGAAGGTATTGTTAAAAAGGTTATAATGGAAAAGCTATAAATGCCTAAACAAATTAGACATATTGGCAGATTTGATGGGGGAATGAATACTGATTATGCTCCTGAAGATATTGCTGAGAATCAATTGATTGAAGCTGTTGGTATTTCTGTGAGTAAACTTGGAAGAATCCAGACTCATGGAGATATCAAAGCCTCAAGTGGAATTGCTGCTAAAGAAGCACTTGATTTGGCTGGATATGGCTTGTTTACCTTTGATTCAGACTATAACCAAAGTGGAGCTCAAACTGCCACAAAATATCTCACAAAAGGGGATGGAAGCACAGTATTTATATATGATGGTAGTAGCTGGGTATCTTCATTTGATTTAGGAGAAAATAAGAATACTGATGCTAGTAGTACTGTGGCGACTCAACTTTCTTTTTATGCTCCAAATGGAGATTTGCGTGTTGCTGATGGAATATTTAATAATTCAAATAATAATGCAAATAATCCAACATGGTATGGATATATCCCCCCAAAAACATACGGACCAGCGAGTTCAGATGCTGATGCAAGTGTTGGTGGTATATGGAGAGATTATTTGGCATCTGTTGAAGGAGGATATCCAAGAGATGCAAATGGTATTGCAACAAATGCATTTATGGCTAATAATGATAAATCTGCTACTACGGATTTAGGGTCACTTAATGATGGCACAGTTGAGTGGGGAGCAAGGTTAACATATGCTGAATCTTCTACTGCTGGTACATGGCAACCAAGTACAGATGTTGATTATAAATTTTATGCATCATATGTTTATGATAATGGGCAAGAAGGGCATCCAACTCCATTTAAAATGTATCCTACTTTAAGAGATTATACAGATGGAGCTGATGCTGTAGTATCTTCGGATACATTGAAATTTGTGGATACAAGTAGCGATGCTAATTATAATTATTGCACTGTATCAAGAAGTGGAACTACAGTTACTGTAAATACATTTGATAATGCTGCAAGAGATAGTGCAGAAACTCATAATATTGAGGTTGGAGATACAATAATAATAGAGGGAAGTGATTCTTTACGTGGCATATTTACAGTTACAGTTGATAATGATGCTGATACATTTACTTATGAGCATGGAACTTCAGGGACAGTAAGTGCAGAAAATGCATATTATTCTAAAGTAGGAACAAATCTTTCTTTATTCTTTAATCCAGCAACTAAAGTAAATATAGATACATCAACAGCATTTTGCTTTGGAGGACAATTAATTGGTTACACTCAAACTACAGATTTAGATGTAGTCTCAGATGTAGCAACTGTAAACACTACTTCTGCACATGGGCTAGAAACAGGAGACTATGTTTTTGTTAATTGTACAACTGGTGGAGCAGATGCATATGATTTACTTACTACTCCTGTAAAGATAACTAAAACAGATGCAGATACATTTACATATACATATCCTAGTTCCGTAAGTGACACTACTAATAAAGCTGCTACTATTTGGTCTGCAGGGAATGAAAGAATTGTTGGAACAAGATATTATTATTCTTCTTCTGATGAAGGACATGGAAATCTTTGGATACTTTTTGATTGTGATTTTGAGAAAGGTGTTAAAGCATATGGATTGGGTAAATCAGAACCAACTGTATCTGATTATATTCCTTGGGTTGAAATATTGGCAGAAGATGCAATGTATACAGGTTGGACTTCAGCTACTACAGATGATAATCTTTTTCTTTATCCTCCAAAATATGAAACATATGAATCTTTGAATGGATATAGACATGATTCAAAAATACAAGCAAAATGGAAAACTGCTGTCATAGCGAATGGAAGAGCTTATATAGCTAATATACAAAGAAATCAAGTTGCTACATTCAATGCTGTAAGCAGAACAAATGGAGCACAAGAATATAGCTCTACAACAACTAATGACCCAATATTTGGTGATAGAATTATAAAATCTCCTGTTGGCAAATATGATGTTTTCCCTGAAGAAAATGCTCTTGAGCTTTTAGGAAGTGATGATGGGGATGAAATAGTAAAATTGGAAGCCTTTGCTGATAGATTGCTCGTATTTAAGAAAAATACTTTACATATCTTAAATATATCAAGAGATGTTGAGGTGTTAGAAAGCTCTCATAAAGGGCTTGGTTTAGATAATGGTAAGCCACATCAGTCATGCCTTACATCAAGTGGAGTTGCTTGGATAAATTCAAAAGGTGCTTATCACTATAATGGTCAATTAATAGAATCATTAACAGATGGGAAGATTGAAGCTTTATGGAAAGGGCAACCAAAATCTATTGGGAATGGGAGTGATGAAACAGCTTTTTGGTTAAGTGATGCGAATGACCATCCAACAATTGGATATGATGAATCCTCAAACAAAATATTATGCTCTAAAACTGCTCATAGTGGTGGAAGTGATACTGAGGATATACTTATCTATGATATGAATCTAAAAGCATGGACAAAGATGTCAAATGCTATGAATAATGATGTTGTTAAGTCTAATTTTGGAAATTATAATGGGATGTTTATATATCATGAAGATTTAGCAAGTGGGAGTAATGATGTAACTTTAAAATATAGCGATACTCCTTCGGCAGTTTCAACTTTAAGTTTTTATACAAAGCCTTATCATTTTGGAGCTCCACTTCAAAGAAAGAAAATTTATAAAGTTTATATTACATATAGATGTGGAGATGGAAGTGGTGCAGACCCATCAAATGTTCATGTTAAATATTATGTTAATGGCAATACATCAGCATTGTATGATTTTACAACAAATTCTTCAAATCCTTTTATGGATAATGATGATAGTATTAATTTAGTTTCAAGTGTAGCAGAGTTAGATGATACAGATGGCAATTGGGAGACTGCTTCATTAGTTCCTGCAACATCTTCTGAAGCAAATAACATTAAATCATTTGGATTGAAATTCTTCAATGAATCAGGAGAAAATGTAGATGCTGATTTTGAGATTAATGATATTTCAATTGTACATAGAATAAAGAGTGCTAAATAATGAGTACGAGATATGAAGGAAAAGATGCATTGAGAGAGAGTAGAAACCTACATCATCAAAAGGGATTTAGACCAAAAGTCAGTATTGGAGTCCCACGTCCAACTGAAGGTAGTGATGGAGATATAAGTATAAATAATACCTCTATTGGTCTTAAATTATACGCAAAATATAACGGACAATGGTACTCAACTGGTCTTGTTAGAGATTTAAATATACCAAAGAAAATAGAAGAATTAAAGATGCAATCAAGCACTACAATCATTACTGATAGTACAGGTGGAGCTTCTGGTAATGTAATTAACGATACAACATCAAGCGTGAAAGATGACCTTGCATCATTGGCATCAAAAATTAATGAAATGGCAGTAACAATAAATAAAATTTTAGAAAGACTTCAGTAGGAGGAGTTTATGAGCAATATAGATAAATATGTAAATATGAGAAGTCGATATGCAGCTTCTGATATCAAAGATGCTTTAAAAAGTCAAATGGAAAAAGAGGAGGCTCTTTCTTTTTGGACAAATTTAATTGGTGCAATTCCTGGAGGCAAAATACCAGCAGCACTTGTAGATACTGTCGCAAGAGATATGTTTGGAAGAGGTGCTGACCCAGCTTCAATTGCCAAAGCATTGGAAGGTAATCCATGGGGAAAATATGAGGCTCAACAGGTATCGGAAGAATTTGGTCAAGATATTAAGGACATGAGAACTGAAAAAATGTTAGGAGGAGTAGAAGAGGCAATAAAAGGATTGACATTGCTTGGTTCAGATTCTAAATTTTTAGACGGATTGTATGACTTCTATTTCCCTGAAGATAAAAAGGTTTCGGAAGATGAAAAGGTTTCGGAGGGAAAACCTACATCGATGTCAGAGGAAGTGAAAAACGCTATTATAGAGCAACAAGCTAAGCGTCCTTTATGGGAAGATAACCCATTCTATAGAAGTAATAAATATAATGTAGAAGATATTCCTCGTGACCCATTACCAGGCAATAAATATGCAACAGGAGGATATGTGGAGAATGTAGAGTCTTCTGTAAATGAAGGTGTTGATGCAACAGATTTCCTTTTTTTTGGGAGCAAAGAGCCTAAAAATAACTTATTTAAAAGACAGACTATATCTTCAGGATATGATAATTTAAATTTATTGATTGATAGATTTAAAAAAGCTCCGAATGAAGAAAATGCAGAATCTATCGCATCAATGATTGCAGATAGAAATTTAATTCCTCAAGATAAACGTTCAGGATTTATGGGTCGAATTACAGAAAAGCTTATGGGTGACCCTAATGTTATAAATCTTCTTCAAAAAAATATAAAAGATATGGATATAAAGGGACAGGTAGGAGATTTTGGAAAACAATATACCGAAGGCTCTGAAAAAATTGCATCTCAACTTGGGAAGTTTAGAAAAGGACAGCAAAGTCAAATAGGTCAAACAGGAATAATGAATGTTGGTAGTAGAGGTGAATCTTTAGCTCAAGGCTTAATGTATGGCAAGTCAGGGGAAATGGCAGGAAGATACGCAAAAGGAAGAGAAGATATATATAAATCTGGAGAAGAATCTATCTTAGCAGATGCAGACAAGTTATTTGCAGATGCATATGAAGAAACAGGTACAACTGCACTAGAGAAAAATATTTGGGATACTCCAATAGAAGGCGAAGAGGGTACTATGGGGGATTATGCAGAAGGGATGATTGGCAGTGTGCCTTTAATTAGATGGTGGGGAAATAGATATGGAGAAGATTAATAATATTTAAGAGAAAGAATTAATATGGCTACAAAAACTTATCAATTTTTAAAACAACTTGCAGGTCAAGACCCTGAATATGGAAGACTTACACAAAGACTTCGTGGTGAAGACCCTATATCCAAATTTGCAGATAAACTTCCAAGCATGACTGATATATATAATTTATATGCAAGTAAGAAAAAGGAAGAGCGTGTTAATTTAAGAAATGATGCAGTTATATTAAGTAATATAATCAAATCATCTTCAAGTGCAGATGATATGGAAAATGCAATGGAATTAACTAATAGATTCTCTATGGATGCAATGAAAAATCCTGAAACTGCTCTTCTAGGACAAGCAATAAATATGCAGGCGAGTCAAAAACGTGATGCATATAATCAATTCAAAGCATCTGCTGAATGGTTTGATGAACAATTAAGTTCAAGACCAAGTGAAGCTGAAATTGATTCAACAGATTATGGATATGCTCAAATAAATGATAAGACTTGGGATGGATTAGCAAATGAGAAATTTGGCAAAAAAGTGAACGAATTGAGCGATATTGAAAATATTGAAATGATGTCAATGATTTCTAAGGGTGGTTCAGACCAATTTAAAAGTACAAGAGGATGGGGAGAATGGGCAACAGTTCAAAATAAATCTGACAAGAAATTTAAAGATATGATAGAAAAGGATGGCTTTGACTCTGTTGCAAGTAAATATAATATACCTTCAAACATATTAAATAAGATAAATGAATCTTTTGATAATGAATCTGATAGAAGCCAAGCTTTATCGGTTATATTGGCTGAATCAGGAGGGAAAAGTGACGCTATAAATTACAATTATGGAGATGGAACTGTTAAAGGTCGTTCATATTTTGATTTATCTCAAGATGAGCTTATGAATATGACTTTTGAAGATATAAGTAAAAGAATGAGAGAGCTTGAAGCTTATTCGGAAGGATTTGTTTTAGGGCAACAAAATAACTTTAAATATGCTAAAGGAAAAAATTCACTTACAACATTACGCAATCAATTCAATGATTATGACCAAAAGCTTGAAGACACTATGAAAGCTCATCTAACAGGCAAAAAGATAACACAAGAAGAAGCAATGGCAATTATGATGGGAGATTATGAGGGAACTAGAAAGACAGCTGAAGCAAATATTAAGAGAAATTTGACAAATTATACAACTGAACTTAGAAAGCTTAGAACAGAGAGAAGAGACATCAAAGAAAAGATAGCAAAAGGAGATACTGGTCCTTTAAGTAGCTGGGCAAATGAAAATATTGAAGGTGGTGTGGCAGGAATAGATTCATATTTAGCTGAATTAGATAAAGAGATTAAGAGTTATGAATCTGCTATTGTACTAGAAACCGATAGACAATATTATTGGACAGGTATAGGTAAAGAGGGTGGAGCAGATAACTTTCGTTCTAAAGTAGAGGATGATGATAAGGGTGAAAATGAAAAGAAAACAATTTCTTTGAAACAAGAAAAACTAGAAACTCCAAAAACAGAGCTTAAAAAAAATAATATTAAAATTAAATTATCTAAAGAAGAACAAAGCGTAGAAGACATTGTAAATGAAAAATATTCTATAGACAATAAAACGAATGAACAGGGACTTGCAAGAATAATTCAAGTAAATAAAGGTAAAAATTCAAAATTTTTGTTTGTTTCTGATGGAAAGTGGACTTTGTGGGATGGAATGACAATAAACAGAAATGGAGTAAAAGTTCCTTATGTTAAGTCACGAGGAATTTATTGGAATCCATCTAAAGGGAAGTGGTTTACAAAACAAGGAAAAGAATTTAAAGGTAAATAAATGGCAATAAATCCAAATAAAGTTGTATCATGGTTTAGAGAGAATAAACCAGGACTCCATGATAGGAGTGATTATGACGTATATGAATATGCAAAAGGTGCATTTCCACAATACAGAGAGGAATTAGAAGAAGTAGGGAATCCATTTGAACCCTTCGCTATGCAACCTATTATAACTGAGAAAACCGAAGAAGAAGCCGATTATTCTCCTCAAAAGGTAGAAACAGTAAAAAGCTTTTTAAATGTTGCAGATGCTTATGCAGATGAAGGTGGATTTGGTCTTCAGCCTGAATTTTTCAAGAAGGCATATAATGAATCTCTTGCAGGTATGACATATGCAATTATGAATGGAAAGTTTAAATATGATATAGGAGACTATGACCCAAGTTTAATGGAAGAGGTTGGTCAATTTGCTGTTGGATTGATGAACCCAATCGATGCAATATCATTCTTTGCATTACCTGTTGGTGGTTCTATGGTTGGAACTAAAATTGCACAAAAGCAACTTGGCAAATGGGGAACAAAAGCATTTGCAGATGGAGTTCGTAAAAATATTTCACAAGATGCTTTAAAATCTTCTGTATATGAGGGAGTATTGCAAACTGGTCTTGGTTTTGGAACATATTCTTCTGCTGCAGGTGCGATTTCTAGTGCCTCACAACAAGTAACTGACCCAGAGGGAGATGGAAGTATTGATGGATGGAAGGTTGCAAAGGATGCAACTGCATCAGGACTTGAAGGATTTGTAATGGGAGCTGTTGCAGGTGGTGCATCAAAAGCTATTGGGAATAGATATGCAAAATGGGAAATAGCAAATAAAGATGCTACAAATTTAGAAAAGGCAACAAAAAGAACTTTAAATGTGCTTGGTCAAGTGGGAGTAGAGGCAACAGCTTTTACAGCAATACCATATTTCATTCATGGTGTCCCAAAAGATGAAGATGGAACAATAGGATGGCAACAAGTAGGAAAGCAACTTGTTACAGATTTTAGTATTGATATTCTTATAAGAAAAGCTACAGGAGATATATTTAGGCAATCAAGTAATGATTTGAAGCAATATAGCTCTTCATTAAAGAGAGCAGTTAAATCTAAAATTGATAATAATGACCAGTTAAGTAAAAGTATAAGAAATGTTATCGATGAAAACCCTGAATCTAGTTCTATATTTTCAGAGATTCAAAAAGATGAGATTGATAAAATTTTATCAATACAAGAAGGTGTAGATGTATTAATTGCAGATGTAGATAGAGCTTTAGAGATATTTAATAAGCCTTTAGCAGACTTGACTATTGGCGAAAAGTTAGAGGCATTTAATGCCCTCAAAGCAATGAAATCCATAAAAGGGTTATACCTTGAAACTCTTGAACAGCCTGAACTTCAAAAAGCTTTAGGCATTGAGATTATGAGTCCCAAAACTGAGAATATTATTAAAGCACGAATTAAAGCCATTGAAATTGCTGAAGATAAAATAAATAATTGGGAGAATATAACTAAAGCTAAAGAAGTTGATATTGTTGATACTCCTACCACTAAAGTTGAAACAGAAAGAAAAGATTTATCTGAAATGACAGATACTGAGATTATTGATGAAGCTTCTCGAATCACAGGAAGAACTCAAGAAGACCTTAGAAAAGAGTATACTGAAGATAAACTTGATATAATGAAAGGTGAGAAAATACCAACCCTCAATAGAGAAAGGTTGATGAATCTTCTTGTAGAGCCTGTAGATGTCCCAAAAACCTTAACCAATAAAGAATTTATCGCTACATCTGCTGAAGGTGTAGGTATTACAGGGAAAGATAAGAATAAAAGAAAAATTGAGATGGATAAGGTGAGTCAAAAAGTGGAAAATGAAGTCTTTGAAGGCGAACCAAACCAAATACAAAACTTTAATACAAGTAAATCTTTTATCGAAAATCTTGTTAGGAATACTTTCCCAAATAGAAAGGGAGGTGGTGGTGGACGAGGAGAAAAATTTATTGAGTTACCATCAATGCTTTCAGAGGTTGATGATTATTTTAATTTTGCAAGACATTTAGCAGAAAAAGGTAAAAACTTTCTTACAATGACAGCAGATGATGTTAATTCTTTTGTTTCAGGGAAACCAAAAACTGTTGCCAATTCACTTAATTATATGCTTAGAAGAGTAGAGTCTATTAATTCTAATGTTAAAGGAATGCAGGCAGGAGAATTAGTAAGCATGGCAGGAGAAATAACTGCTGCTGAAAAGGGAGTAAGATTAGAGAATTTAGGTGAAGGAGACTTTGTAGAATTTGTCCCATCAAAAGCTGGAGGAGATACAAGAAAGATTCCAATAAGCCCTGAGTTAAAGAAAAGTATGCAAGATTTAATTGATGTCAATAAAAAACTTGGGAAGTCATTTGAGTTTACTGATGTAGATGGGATAAAGCATAATTTCTCATTTTGGACAAAAGAAGGTAACGTAGTTACTGGTGCTGAGTTTGATTACTTTTTAAGTAAGCTTGACTTTAAAGGTGCTATAGGAAGAAAAATAAGCAAAAAAATGTTTAGAAAGTCCTTTGCATCATGGGTAAGAGGTAAGGGAGTTGACCCTCAAGTTATGAAACTTGTCGATGAGATGGGTTTGACACATAGTGTAAAGAAGAAAAAAGGTGAATTAATTGACAGATATGCTGAAGTTAGCGAGGCTCAGCAGAAGGAATATGTAGAATTATTAAATGAATTTGTAAATGAAATATTTGGAGATACTCCTTTAGATACAAAGAGAGGAACAAAAAATTCTCTTTCTACATATGAATTAAGAAAAGCAATAGAATATGTAAGACAACAAGATGAGATTGGGACACCCCTAACAGCTACTGGTAAAAAGCGTAAAGACCATAAGTCTATGACCTCCAAAGACTTTGAAACACTTCTTAGATATTATATAGAAACAAGTGCTCGAAGTACAGACATTCTTCCCACTAAAAAGTATTTAGACTTTATTGGGTTTAAAAAACTATCTACTAAAGCAAAAGCAGAGCCTACTGTTAAAGTAGGGGATAAAGTTCAATGGACATCTGGTGATGTTGATAGGTTTATAGAACCTAGAGAAATATTAAGATTTGAAAAAGCTCCTGATGGCACAGAATATGCTATATTAAAAGGAGAAAAAGTAGGAGTTCCAAGGTCTGAATTAAGTATATTTGATACACCTAAGGCAAAAGCAGAACCTAAAAAAATTATCAAAATTAATGAGATTGATAGTGCTGAGACAAGTGTTGAATATTGGAAGCAAGAACAAGCAAGAATAAAAGAAAGATTGAAGACTGCAAAGACAGCATCTCAACGTGAAACACTTCAAGGGCAGATGAGGGAAGCAGGCATGAAACTATCTGCATCAAAGGAATTGGTTGACTATAATAAAAAAATTGCAAAAGCTAAAGAGGGTAAAACCAAGCAAAACTTAATAATTAATAGAGATAAAGTAATAAAACAGCTTGGTCTTCAAAAGGTTCTTAAAGATGCTAAAAAACGTACAACTTTTCAGAGAGGTAAAGGTGAAGAGGTCTTTAAAGGGAAAGATGTAGAGGTTCAAAGAAAACAATTTATTGATAAAGTATTAAAGAAAAATAACCTTACAAGAGAGCAATTAAAAGAAGCTGGTTTAGATGTTAATACTCTTGGTGAGTTTGGTGATGGTATAATCAAGCTTCAACGAGGTGAATGGCAACCTGCTGATTTCTATCATGAAAATCTTCATAGACTCAAAGCCTTTGCCAATAAAACAAATAATAAATCATTAAGTAAGTTGATTGATAAAGCTGAAGGTTTAGGAAGAACAGCAAAAGAATTTAAAGCATGGAAGAAAAAGAATCCTACTCGTGATATGGAAGAGTTTCTTGCTGATGTAGTTGGTGGAAAAGCTTCAAGGATTGAGTTTACAAAAGGAATGATTCCAAGATTAAATCAATTCATAAAACAAATAGTTTCAAGAGTAAAAACAATATTTGGAGCAGGTAATTTCAATGACTATGCAAGAATACTTGCAAGAAAAACTCAAAAAGGGTTTGATACAACAGGAGTCAAGTTTGATAAAACTGTCAAGAAGCGTGAAATTGGTACAGATTCAAAAGAATTAGCTAAAAGAGTAAGAAAAGACTTTGATTTATTAATTGAAAAAGTATTCAAAACAACTGATGATAAAGATACTAGAAGAACCATGAATGAGTTGTTGAAATATTTTGGGAATCAAGCAGGTATTGAAGGTGCTTATGATACAGGTAAAATGTCAAGGCAGAATTTATCAAAACTTAAACCTAATGAACTCCAATCTTTATTGGATATTATTAATGATAGTGATATACAAAAACTTCGTGCAAGAAAAGATACTTTAAAGTGGATAGAAACATATAGAGGGGTAGAGAACTTTAGATTAAAGGCAAATGTCAATAATGCTAATCAGCAATTCTTATTAAAACAATTTGGTATCAAAGATGGAGATATTACAAAAGCCAATATAAAAACATTAAATGCCTATAAGAATTTATTGAAAGACTTAGGCTTTAAGGCAGGTAAAAATAATACATGGATAGATGAAGCTTTTAACTTTGAAATGATAGACAAGAATGATGTTGAATTATTAAAAAAGTTTGATACTTTATCATTTGAGGGTTATAGATGGGTTGCTCCCATAGAAACTGCATTGAGAAAACTTGGTAAAACTGGCGATAAGATAGCGAATAGATTATTTGACCATCAATCTCAAGAGGCAAGATATGTTGGAGACCTTGTAGATGCTGAAGGAAGAATGATTAATCATCTTGGTGGTGAAAAGCAATTCAATAAAGTGAAAGACTTTTTCTACTTAATGGATAAAGAAAGAAGGATTGAGCGTCAAGATAAGGGATTACTTACAGTTGAGGAGAAAGGTTTTATTAAAAAAGCATTCAATGATGATGGTAGCATTAACATGAATAGTCCTGAAGGTAAAGCATTGAATGAGGTCTCAGAATTTAACAAACTCATTAAGAATAATTTCTTAGATGCAATGAAGCAAATTATGAATGATGCTGAGTACGAGAATTGGAAAAGTAAGAATAACATAAAATGGCTTGATTCAAAAGAATATGTCCATAGAGGTCTTAGTAATGACTTTAAAGAAACATTTTCTGTAAATTCAGATGCAACAAGGAAACTTATAAAGAAACAAGCTGATGAGATTGCAAGAAAAATAGTAGAACAAAGAAATCCAAATTTATCTGCAGAAGCTAAAAGAAAAGCAATAATTGAGGTAGAGGCTGAAGCCTTAGACATTGCAAGGCAGTATATGTATGATAGAGGTAATTTCATGCAAACATCAATATCTTCAAGATTTTTACAGCCAAGAATGTTTCAAAAGATTGATGAGCAAGTTTACTCCCAAAAATTAAAAAAGAATATTGACGTATATGAAACATCTTATGATGCTACTGTAAGAAAATATGCATTAGGTATGGCTAAATTCACATCAACTGTTGAATTTTTCCCTGAATATACCAAGATTAAGGGATATAAATCTGATGCTAATTTTAAGACAAAAATACAACAATTAAGCGAAGTAGAAGGTGGCACTAAGGCTAAGAATTATATAGCAAAAATAGTAGAAAAACAACTCGGAGTTCATGAAAGTGATATAGGTTACCCTAAGTCTGAAAGAGTTTTAAATGATTATGCCTCAATTATAGCAAAGACACAATTATCATTTTTTACATCAGGTTTAAAGAATGCTCTTGTTGGTAACTACCAAACACTTGGAGCATTTAGAATGAGGGATTTCCTTAGGGGAGTTGTGGATAGTTTTGATTCGGATTTAAGAAGGGAAATGAGAAAAACAGGACAAACAGAGTTGGGATTAAGACATATTGATAATCAAGTATCTATTTTTGGAGCAGGCAAAAATGTAAATAAAGTTCTTGATTTTGTTTTTAGTGGTGGCTTTATGAGACCAACTGAAAATATGAACAGATATATAGCAGTTAGGGCATCTAAAGCAGAGCAAACAAGATTGGTTGGGCATTTACTTCTAAATCCTTCAGGTCGCAAATATAAGAATGCAGTTATAAGATTTAAAGAGTTTTATAGATTGACAGATGGAGAGATAAATTTATTAAAAGAAAATGGTATGAATGGAGCAGAAGGCATTCAAGCAGGTATGGAGGCTGCTAAGGTTGGTAGACGTATGAATCAAATTTATCAAAAAATGGATACAGCAGCTCACATATACACGCAAGGTGCAACAGTTGATTTGTTTATGCCTGAAGTTTTTGGAGCTCAATTTATGAAGCCTATAACACTTTATAAGCGTATGGCATATGCAGCTCTATCTAATAGTTTAAAGAATATAAGAATTGCACATAAAACTGGGAGCTATTTAAGACCTCTTCTTATGGGTGCTGGTGCTTGGCTTTCAGGAAAAGCATTGATGGGAGTATATGATTCAATATTAGGACAATCTCCTCCACAAGAAAATGGTGATGCTTGGGACAATTTCCTTACAACAATGTGGAAAGGTGAAATGGGGGGAATAATGTCAGAGTTGATGAATCCAAGTAATAGTCAAGGATTTATGACAAGTCCTGCGATATATAATCATGGAATTTTACTTACTAAGAATATCTTAGAGGTAGCAAAAGGAGAAGCATTCGTTTGGGGATGGGGACAATCAATTGACTCTGTTCTAAAGGGAACATTTGGAGCTTACAATCAAACAACTAAGATATTAAAAAATAAAGAATTGGCATCAACTGAAAAGTCTTATAATGGCAAATTTAGCAGATATAGAAGATTATACTCAGATTTCTCCAAAGAATTAAAGGATACCAAAGCATCTATTTCAATTACCAAAGATGAGAAGACTCCTTATTTTAAAGATTTTTTAAGGGCATTTAATTTAGGTACAGAAAAAGAATTTGCTAAAGCATATGTGCTTACAGCTATTGCAATTGCAAATGATTATTATCAAGAGGGATATGATACTTTTGGTAAAAGAATTAGGAATTTAGATGAAGCACTAAATGAGGCTCAAAAAACAATGGATAGGAAGATGAAACTTTTAAATCCAAATAAAGCTAAATGGATGAGTAGAGACAAGATAGCAAGAAGAAGAGCTGAGAGATTCCTTATGGACTATCTTGATGATAGCCAAAGAAAAGAGCTTAGAGCTTTAGAAAATGAATATAATTTTAAGATAAGAAGTTTTAATAGAAATAAAAATAAATATTTTAAAGAACTTAATATTCCTGAGCTTATTAAAAAGAAAATTAATCCTTAAAGAGTTTATCAATTGGTAGAAGTATCATCTGTGTTGCATCATCATCTCCACCTTTTACAATTCTCAGAGGATTAGCCGAATGAAGCTCTTTTATTCTTTTCTTGAGCTGTGATACCTCAAAAACAAAACCTCCCTTTATATGCCCATTTTTTGACAATAAGTGTACCCATATGGTCGCTTGTGTAATGGATAGTCCTGATAGTCTTCCGTCTCTACCACGAATTTCAATTGCGATATTCCCTGTGGTAACCCATTGGGTTGGTTTACCAGTATCTCTCTCTGTTTTGACTTCAATTGTTCCATTGTTGAATAGGTTATCTGCCCATACCTCACCAATATTCCCAAAATCAAGGTCTTTCTCGAATTTAACCCTACCATTTATTTTGACATCAAACTGTTTGTTTGTATAATCTTTATTTAATGGCATCCAAACTCCTTTCTCTTTAATTTCACATGCTCCGAATTTTTCAACGATTGTTTTTAAAATGTTTTCCATAATGTGCTATCAGTATTGAATCTGCTGTTAATAGTGTAACCTTCGGCAATGAAGGATATAATTCCATTGCTTTATCTTTAAGCCAATGCTTTCTTTTTTTGACATCCATTCCTTTTGGACATCCAATCTCTTTCATCCATTTCTGTGGAGAGACTAAATCTATCTTTATTTCATGAGCTGCTGCTATTCCAAACCATAAGCCATAATTTGTCCCATATGAAAAGGCATGTCTTGAACCATTTGTTGGTCTTGCCCATACCTGTTCCATTATTACCTGCACATCTATTGGAGCGTGTCCATTGAGTGCAATTCCAAATAATATAGCCATCTTTTCAGGTGTAGGTGGACATTTATGAGCCACTATACCATCGCTATCAATAACAGTTAATCCACCTGATTTCCCAGGGTCAATCCCTATAATTTTAGAATGGGATTTCAAGGTCTGCTGCTTCTTCTTTCTTTGACCTTGTTTTCTTGGTTTTGCTTTTACGTTTTTCATCTACTAAATCTTCCAATGAGTCGTACATCTTTACTTTATCACCATCATATCCAAGCTCACATCTTCCTGTTTCACCATAACGAACTTTAGATGCACGTATTTCTATAATATTATCTTCAGCCTTGTCAGGCTTTACCTTATGTGGATAGTATACAAAGAACACATTCTCAGCAACTTGCTCTATTGCTCCACTCTCTGCCAAATCTGATAACTGTGGAACTGGGTCATATCTTGTCTCAATTGCTCTATTTAATTGAGAGGCAAGTACTAAAGCACATTCATTCTCTTTTGCTACCCACTTGTAATCATTTACCAATTGCTCTAATTGTAACCTTCTTTCCTTAAAGTTTCCATGTGGTGCTATTAATTGCAAGTAATCATCAAATACTACATCTGGCTTAAACTTTCTAATCTCACTAGCAGTTGATGGAAAGTCTCTAATGTTATCAAACATAACAAACTTTTCTTTGCAATACCATTCTTGGAGTTTTTCTTTAATATAGGAAAGTTGTTGAAGGTCAACTTGTTCAAAGATTCCTTTACGAACCATACCATATGACAACTTACCTGATTCAAGGGTTAAAAGTTTCTTCAGAAGTTCGCTATTGGGGAGCTCTCTACTAAAGAATGCTATACGGAGTCCAGAGTGAATCATTCGAGATAGTAAGTTAATCATAAAGGTAGTCTTTCCATGCCCAGGTCGACCTCCAATAATTGTTACTTCTCCTTTGGTTAATCCACCTGCAAGTCTATCTAAAGAAGCGTATCCTGTCTTTACCAAAAGAGACTCTTTATCTGTAATAGAATTTATGGTAGAAAGGAGCTCTTTATCAATACAAAAATTCTCATCAGGCTTTAGTTGTAATATTTGTCCAAGATGCTTATATGCACCTTCAATTGCATCATATACCTTTCCAGAATTATTTCTTGCCAAAGACTCAATATTCTTTGTTTCTCTTAACACTCTCCTAAGTAAATACTTTTCATACATAAGTTTTGCATGAACAAGATAATCAGAACTAGCTCCAAAAGTAGCTGCTGTCGTGATATCTGCAAGATAAAGATTATCAACACCTTGTTCCTTATCGTATAAAGTTAATGCCGATGTAGCAACCAAAAGGTCAATCTTCTTCTTTTCTCTGTTTAACCTTTCAATAATCTCCCATAATCTTCTTGCTCTTGACTGAACAAAAACATCCCCATTGGGGACGTATTGTGCAATTTCATCTATATGCTCTGGCTTATTAATTGCCAGACCGAGAACTATATTCTCAAGTCTCATCTCCGTTTCCATTAGATTCCCTTTCTATTAACATGCGTAAATAAAACTCTGCTTTACGCAAATCTTCGACTCCGTTTTTGTTTTTATACCTTGTAACATATTTTACTATGTTCCCCTCAAGGTAATCAAATTTACAGGCATTAATATAATCAATGCATTCTATACTACCTGATGTATAATGTTTTGGATGATTAACATTATCGTTTAAATCATCTTCAGTTATATTGCTATGTCCATTTTCTAATTCCATTAAAATAACTCCCTTTGTGCTACCCTATCTTTAATTATTTGTGCATATTTAGGGTTTAGTTCCACTCCAACCCATTTCCTTGATAATCTTTGAGCTACGTATGCAGTTGTACCACTACCCATAAAAGGGTCAAGTACAGTATCTCCCTCTCTACTCCCTGCCTTTATGCATCTCTCAGGAATTTGTTGTGGAAATACTGCGAAATGAGCACCACCAAATGATGATGTATTCAATGTCCATACATCTGTTCTTCTTCTTGTCTCTTCAGCTATTGCTTCTGCATCAAAGTAATAAGAGTTCTTTTTTGAGAATAAGAAGATATGCTCATGTGATTTAGCACACCTATCATTAACAGCCTCTGGCATTGGATTTGGTTTGTGCCATATAATATCTTGCCTTAGATACCATCCCTTTCTTTGAAGGCTTTTTGCCAACATCCAAGGGACACCAGTCAAGTCCTTTGTTTTTAAATAGGGGTGTTTGGGAGGAGCTTTTCTATTTTCTCTATATTTCGTCCCTGATGAATCATTTGTTATTGAATTGCCACCATCCCAATGTCCCCCTTTTGCTCCAAAGTATGTATCTCCAATGTTGAGCCAAAATGTCCCATCATCTTTTAATACACGATATACTTCCATAAATATTTCTGTCAACTTATCTACAAATTCTTCAGGAGTATCCTCTTGTCCAAGCTGACCATCTTCATCATAATCTCTTAGTCCCCAATATGGTGGAGACGTTACACAAGTTTGTATAGACCCAGAATTAAGTTTCTTTAACTCTTCTAGGCAATTTCCAATCATCAACATATCTTTTCCCCAATAATTCTATGTATCTTTTCATTGTTGTTTTAATTACAGATGGAGTTATAAGAGTATTATGTTCGGTATACTCTCCAATTCCATCCATATATTCAATTATCCTACTTTCGTAGAATCCTAATAACCAATCATCGAAATCTTCTACTGATTGGAATCTGTCTCTGAATGCCATTTATCATCACCTTTCTGATTGCTAGTAAAAGCTCTCAAAAGTTCTTCTTTGCTAACAGCATTTACAGAGAATATTGGTGTAGCATTTTGTACACTAAGATGATGTATTGGATTGGCTTTATAAAAGACTGCCCATCCATTATCTTCTAATATCTTTAATACTTCATCTGCTTCCATTTGTTTTCTCCTTTTAATAATCTCTTTTGACTCCGTTGCCATGTCAATTTGTCCTTGACGATTTATAGCAGCTTGTCTATCAACATACTTTTCTCCTGTTGAAGTTATGTATATGAATCCAAGCTCTTGTGATAACCCTCTCATTTTTTGTCGTTGTTTTTTTCTAGCTTTTGTTTGATGAACTGTTGAAAACCCTCACCTTCTTTTTTATATTTAATATACATTCCAAACACATTATCCAAAGCCTCTAACTTTTTCTCTATGTTCTGAATATGCATAATCAAATTTGATATTACTAATTCAAGTTCTTTTTTAGTCGGTTTTTTCTTCAATTATCTTATCCTTCATTTTACTAACCATACCTTTTGTTCCATAAGCCTCTTTATAGCAACATTTTTTACAGCAAGTGTAGGTCTTACTTTCCATGCCAACAACAGAAACAAATGTTATCTCGTATGGATAATTCTTGTAACTTATACCACAAAGCTCACAGCTATACACTCTCCTTGGCTGGTTCTTTCTTTGCCTTACTTGTACGTTGCTTACTTTTAGTGTCATTTTTTGTAGTAACCTTTACTGATTTTGATTGTAATTCTTCAACAACATTTATAATCTTAGAAACAGCAGCATCAATCCTGTTGACTCTTTCTTTAAGTTTATGTATATCGTTTTCCATATCTATTGCTCTACCCATATTATTTCTCCTTACATTTAAAACATTCTTTTCTTTCAAGTCCATATGAGGGCAAACCTTCATATCTCTGTTGTCTATGTGGAAACCTTGATGGTTGCCATACATAACTACACTCTTCACAAAAAAATAATGTTTGTTTTTCTCTTCTTCTTTTAACAGCTTTTAAGCCCTTACTTGCAACAGCATCATATCTTGCAGGCTTCCTTGTTGCATCTGTTGTGGTTACCCACCAACCATTACTCTTTGACATCTTTATCCTTTCCTAACTCACAAGACCTATCTCCCAATTCTCCATAAGGTCTCTTCCTGAAAAGTTTATTAAACTTTCTAGTCCAGTCTTTTACTTCTTTTATCTTTTTTCGCATATACTTTTGTTAACTTACACCATTTTCTGCAACCTAGACACCAATACCTTGGATTATCTTTCCTGTCTATTACTTTGCTATATCTTTTTTTACAGCAATCACTTACATCTATCTTTTCTATGTTAATAGCTTGATAACTTGTATATATCACTATAATTAAAGTAATTGATAGGTATATTTTAGATATATTGTCCATGTTATTCCTATTCTTTTTTCTTTTTAAGTTTCTTTAATCTCTTTTGACGTTTAAGCTCTTGATTCCTTTGTTTACGCTCCATTTTTCTTTGTTTGGCTTTCTTATTTGGCATTTACTTTTTCTTTCATTATTCCATGCTTTTTCATCGCACTAACCATTCTTGTAACTCCAATACCACCACCAAATCTTTTAAACATAGGTAACGCAAGATATTCTTCTAATTCATCCACAACTCTTTTTTCACCAAAATGATTGAATAATAGCTGAGCATATTCACCATCAGATATGTTATGGAATTGGTCTCTCATTTCTTTTATACATGTTGCTCTTTCAGCACTACCAATTGTTTCCATACCATGCATAATAACATCAACTTTATTATAGATTCCATTACCAGCATGTTTCATATTCCAAAATGGATGAGTTCTTAATGGAAAGTTCTTAAGGAATGTGCAATCAGTAAAGTCTTTACATAAAGCTTCTTCTTCATCGTAGTCAAGTAAATCAACCTTATACTTCTTACAAGCCTCATCATAATCTATTGATGTATAGTGAGTACCAAATCCTAAAAACTCTAATAACTGCTCTTCTAAATCCATCATTTCTTCCATTCCACCATGTGATTCAAATTCAAACATTGGGAATACCTTGTCATGTCTACCTTCAACAGGATTAGGCTCATTACGATAACTTGTAGTTACACAAAATACACCTTTAACATCAGGGTTGTCAAGCAGTTCTCTCTCTAGCCACATTTGACCAGTTTGAGGTAAAGGCCAGTTAATACCACTAAATATATATTGTGATATTGTAGCTGGGTCTTCACATGCTGCTAATATTGATTGCCTTGATTGGGCAGGTACTTCAATAAAGCCTTTTTGTCCTTGAAAGAAATCTCTCATTCTTCTGACAGCAAAGCTATATTCATACATGTTTTTCATTCTTCTTGTTCCTTTCGTTATTCTCTAGCCATAGGACTTTTACAGTTTTTTTCTAGTCTCACATATTCCTTAAATCAGGACCAGTTATTGACTCAAGCAACTTGCAGCCTTGTAATATGCCCTACCTTGTGGTCAGCATCAAATGCAATTCCATAGTAAACACTCAATACTGTTGCCTATGGCTCTCTTGAGAATTATTTTTTGTTTTTGTTTTTTACTCTATATACAGTTACTTGACTTACACTATATAAGCGTGATATCGTTGTAACAGGTATATCTAACATTAAAAGTAGCCTTATTCCAAGTCTCTTAAAAAGGGATGTCTGCTTCATTAGTCATCTCCTTTTTCTTACCATTTTTCCAAGCCTTGACAAACTTAGCAACTTTAGGCGTAACTTCTTTTCCACTTTTATTTGTATACTTTTTACCTTCACCAACCACAGCAATAACAGGCATACCTTCCATATCACTTTCTTTTATTGTTGGTAAGCTTTTAACAGTAACTTTCTCACCATCAATCTCCTTTGTTGTAGTAGGTAATTGAATGCCAATTGTTTCACAAAACATAACATAACCTTTATTGCCATCAGGATTAGATGCAAAAGTATCATTTTCCTTTGGAGCAAGATATCTAAACACACCAACACATTTTATCTTTTTACCAATATATTCTGCACCTTTAACATCATAGTTAGTATTTCCCCAATCATAACTATAGTTGTTAATCTCATTCTCTTCAGCTACTTTTATCATAAAGTTATATACTAAAGCTTTATGTTTACCACCATGAGTATTCACTTCTCTTGTTGTTACTTCAGTTATATGCCCATAGTATTCTCCATTAGCAAAAGGAGTCCATTGTGGCTTTGGTGTCTTTTCAGCTTTTGGTTTAGGTTTTGTAGTCTCTGCAAAAAAGTCATCATCCCCAATTATTTCATCTATGTTACTCATTTTCTTTTTCCTTTATTGTATTGATTTTGTTTTGTAATTTGCTTATCGCTGTTTTGTAATTTCCATCATTGATTTGATTTGAATCAATCCTTGCATTTACAAGCTCAGTAAAAGCATCATCATCTATTTGTCTTAATAGCATGTCAATTTCATCTAACTGCTTTTTATTCAAAGGGTCTGATTCTGGTAAATCCTCACCTCTAAATATATAAAGACCTAATCCATGTAATGCAATTGCTTTTGCTAAACATCTTTGAATTGATGTATTGATTTGAAATGCATTTGGATTCTCAACAGTTTGATTTCTATGGTCAAGCACAGGATGTATTTGAGATAAAGATATGTCATCCACAGTTACCTCAACCTCTACAAAGTGACCTGCAGGTGTTGATGTATATGGGTATCCATTCTCATCTTTAATAACTCTCCATGTAGCATTCGGTTTTAACTTTCTTAGCTCTTCTACAGCATATGCCCAACTAAGATAATTAAATTGTCCTTTCTTTTCCATGTAATCAGAAACATTATGTTTACGCAATGTTTCAAAGTAGTGTTCTTTTTTTGTAACCATTATCTCCAAACTCCTTTACTTTTTTGTTCTTTAATAAACCCATCAGGTTTGCATATATCCTTAAATCCACAATAATTACATGCCCAAGCTTTCTCTGGAGATTGACCTAGATTTAACTCTGGTAATCCCTTTGCATGTTCCTCATTTATAGATTCCCAATACATATATGCCTTTGACTTCCATATCATGGGTACTTCTGTTGTTTTGGTTTTAGATGTGTCCTTGTTATAAAAGTACAAGAACATCCCATCAATCCTACCAAATTTTTCTTCTACACCAAGTGCGTATGTTCCAAGCTGAAGAGGGTATGCCCTATGCTCTGGAGTTCTATTTCTACCAAACCTAAGTTTCCAAGGATATGAGCCAATAGTCTTAATATCATACAGGTAAACCTTACCAGCATCAAAGACTATATCATAGTGACCTCTAACATTCAAATCATCAATCTGAATATTGCCCTCAACATGAACTTCAACCTTCTTTTCTTTTTCTTTAATATATTTATCTTTTTCTTTTATATATATATTATCAGTATTTATATCAGTATTATATATATACTTATATATATATTGAGGAGAAAAAGATTTTAAAGCTCCTTGAACCTCATCATGGAAAATTGTACCCAATCTCATTTTCATTTTAGATTCTTTTGAAGGTTGAATTGTTGGCTCAAGTTTCATTACAGATTCATAATACATCTTCCTTGAACAGAAACCTGCAGATGAAGCTCTATACCAACCCTCATTGTTTTTATATCTTTCTTCGTAGTTTTCATCATTCTTATTGTCGATATACTGTTCATACATCTTATCCAAATCGAATGGGTTTAAATCACTCTTCATGATTTTATATATCTATCAATTAACAATAACATTACATCATTGCAAGTCTTGTGATTATTCTCTATTGTTTTAATTCTAAACTTCTTCCATTTTTCCTCTGATATTCCTCTGATTAAAAATGTCTTCCCCTTAGACTCCGTTTTTTTAATTCCCATAATTACCTTTCTTATATTCATAATTTTGCTATATGAGATAATACATATATTACATATAAAGCTCTCATTAAAAAAAGATATTTTTCCAATAAAATATATGTATTTTCAATGTATTATCAATCAATTCCTTACTTTATTATTTCTGTTATTTGCTCTGTTAAATCATTGGTGTCATAGCACTTTAAACAATCTATACAATCTCCACTACAGTTTACTGATTCACTATTACTTTCAACTACATTGAATACTTTATCAAAGTGTTTTGGTACTTGCTTATAAACAATGCCTACTGCTGGGTTACTGTAGATTAATATCAAATTACTAGGTTTATCGCATTTATTAAAAAACGATTGAATAAGAGCCTTTTTCTTTGTCCATAGGGTAAAGGTTACCTTAGGATAAAAAAGTGCGTAATTCACCATGTTTTGTGCGTGATTCGTATTAATTAGCTCACCATGTGCATTGAATCTTGCAATATTCCCATTTGGTCTAGGCAATTCATTGAAATCTAGGACTCTTTCTGATAATATTCTGCTATTCAATTGAAATCTAGGAACAGCATTCTTTCTGAAAGTCGTCAACATATTCCAAGAATAACATTCACTACAAATTGTATCCTTCTTTTTTGACATTGCTATGCAGAACTTATTTGTTGTAGTATCAGTATTTAATGCTGGTATTCCTTTCATCTTACCAGACATAACACTCCACTTTAATTGATGTTCCATAACTCTTTCTCCTTTTTTATGCTTTCAATAAATTTATCCATACCATTGTAATACAGCTCAAAATAAGAATCAATCATAGCAGAGTGTTTATCATTAGCATTCTTTCTAACCATAGCTAATATCATCTCTGCCATCATCTTTCTATTACTGTTCTTCATTGATAAACTCCAACTTGCAACAATTATCATTGTTGTAAACAGTTTGCAATATTACTTGTGTCCCTGGTTTTATATTGTTAGCTACCATAAAACTTCTTGGTATAGTTATTCTGCCCTTTTTATCAATTATTATTTTAGATATATTCATTGCCATTTTATTTTGTCTCCTTGTTTGAAACAGGGGGATAAATCCCCCCATTTCTGTTATTATCATCTACCTGCTTCTATTACATCTTGGATATATTCTTCAACATATGGTATCAGTCTCTTGACTTGACCTATCGTGAGAATTTCCTTGAACTTAATAGAATAATCAGTTGCTCCATCATCATCAAGCACCACTTTCATAACTGCTAGACTATTTCCAGACTTATGTTTGCAATGGTCACATGCGTTTGCATGTTTGATTTGATATGTGTTTGTATCATCCTGATATTTAATTAAGAATGCCATCTACTTTCCTTTCATTGCTTTATATATTATTTCAGCAAATGCCCAAAACAATATTATTAATAGTATCCCCTGAACAATCTCAATCATTGTACAAACTTTACTCTGTTGTTATTGTTGACATTGTAATTGTATACCATCTCTATATTCTTTTGATAGTCCTCTGGTGATTTTTGACCTGCAAGGAAATGAGAGCATTTATCCATTTGTTTCAACATTCTCTTATGTTCATATAACTCTGTTTTAACAACCATAGACAGTCCCCATAAGAATCTTGCATGAAACCAATGCTTAGTGTTGTACATTTTAGCAAAATCTTTAGCATAGCTCAGCACTTTAAAGCCATGCATTTTTGATAGTGCTTTCCATCTAAGTCTTTTGAAAGGGATATTACTGTATCCACCACCAAAGAGAGTTAAAAGACCTGTAAGGGCAATCTTACCTTCTTCTTTATATATTTTATCAATAAACATATAATCTTCTATCTTATCATCAACTCCATATTTAAGATAGTCTTTTAGTGTCCAGTTTTTACCTGTATCCCCATTTGCTGCAATGATACATCTATTAGTGATACCAATCCACACATCATAATTAACAGGAACTCCTAATATCTTACATGCAGATAATGTATGTTGACCATCCCACACCTCAAGCTTGTCTGGATATTCTGTTGATGGTCTTGTAGCAATGGAAGATATCACTCCATGTTTTTGTATGCTTTTTATTATTGATTTCATATTAGCATCACTTTGTATTCTCTGGTGTGCTGGTATTATGAATTGACTGTAGTCTTTAGTGCATCCACTACGAACTCTTTTTGACTCTTCTACTGATTCTCCTTCATATGGTGAAGTTTTGTCATGAGTTGGTTTGTTTGTTATTCTGTTTAGTATTGTTTTCATTTTACTTTCCTTTTTGTTTGTTGTTAACTTATTTCAAATCCACCTGAATCTTTGCAAAATTCAGTAAATGCTATTACATTCTCTATGTAGAATGGATAGTCATCTTGACTGTGCCTAAATCCAGCCTCCTGTCTTTGCTCACCTTTAAATGCATCCCATTTGGCTTTATAAAGGTCAACAGTCCCATCATCTAAAAGCTCCTTTAATGTTATGGCTATCTGTTTTGCTTTATTTGCACTTATTACATGGCTATTATTATAATGACCACTTGTCTGGTCTTTCTCAGTTAAGCATCCCACATATTTGCATGTAAAATCCCATAGTGGTCTCCATAACCAGCAATTATTATTGAAATATATTCCAGGATTATTTTCTTCATGTTTAGATTTATCCCTAGAATATTTTCTTTTATCATCCTCGGATAATATATCCCACCTAGAAAACCATCCCA